GCTACTGAAATGAGTATTGAAGCCACTAATCTACAATGGCTGCCATTTGATACGGACTGTATTTCGATTTACTGTGAAACTTTAAGTGATACAGTGACAATATCTTATAACACGAATGGTGGCAAGGACAAAGATGGAAACACTATCACTTATAAAAGTATTAACCAAACCCCTAATAAACAAATCGTTTTACAAGGTGGGGATATGTATAACGAGAATAAATTGCTCGCATGGACGGATAGTCAAGGCAATAAATATAATTATGGTGACGTGTACACTGTACCAAACAACAACACAACATTGATAGCTCAATGGATAACAGGAAATGAAGTTACAGTTACCAATACATTGTCGGCAGATAGTACGGTAGAATTTCAATCTATGTCACCGTCACGTTGCTTGATACGTTATGATGACAACGAAGTAGCCAGACGTAACACAAACACAATTTCAACATTTAAAAAGAATTATTCTTTGGGTACACACAATACAACTATTGTGTCTGAGAGTGATGATTTAACTAACTTTGACAATGCTTTTGACAAAGAAACAACCACAAAGATAGATTGTTCCAAAGTAAAAGCTACCTACCTTACTTCACCTATGGGAAACGGATTTGAAAATATGACAGACTTTGTTTTCCCTGCTAATCTTTCAAATATTTTGACCAGTAAGGGTGTGTTGTCAGGTTGTAAAAAGCTTACCAAGATTACATTTCCTGTAGCATACTGTGATATTTCACACCCTGAATCGTTTCTTGCTAATAGCACATTTGTTAATGGTTTGGAACTACCTTACACCTTGAATTTCACACCAATGGTTTCAGTTGATAAGCAAACAGGTGTCGAAGAAATAAAACAAAACGAGATACTAAAAGGATGTCATGTTGTTGGAAACTTAAACATCAAAGCGGCAACTACAAATAAATGTGTAGTGTATGTAAATAAAGAAACAACAAGTTTAGTTATTTATCCCGCAACAGTGCAGGGAAGATTTTATCTTATGGGCAAAGGTATTGAGGGAGATTTATCTAGGCTTCAAAGTATACAAATTGGGCGGTCTACTAACATTAACGATACCGATGGTTTTGGAAGTAATACATCAGCAAACATAAATCTGAGTTTAGACTTTCAATCGGGTAATTGTACTACTAAAATACCTAAAAACGCTTTTAATGGCTATGGTGGTAATATGATTGATGTTGTAATTTATGGTAATGTGACCGACAGTAACGGTATTACGCTTGAGGACGGAGCTTTTTGTAATATGCCTAATATGACAAAATTGCCAATGACAAATAGTACAAGCTTAAAAGTTATACCTGAGAACTGCATGAATAACTTATCTTCTTTAATATCGGCGGCTACAGGTTATGTAGTTGACGTTGAGGGTTGCAACGATATGTCTAATCTGACAACTCTAAGAATTGAAAGTTCTTGTGAAATAGTTAATGGATTTAATAACTGCCCTAAATTGAAAAGTTTGTCATTCATGAGTGACGGAAAAGTAAAAGAGATTGGTGGTTTAAATAATAATGCTATTACAACATTTTATATTCCAAGTATGGCTTTGTCTGTATCGGGCGTGAATAATTGCTCTGCATTAACAACGGTTGTTATTGGAGCTTCCTTGACTAGCTTTACAGGGTTTAATAATTGTCCTAAGTTAAACAAGTTTACTGTGGATAGTTCTAATACTACTTTCAAAGTCGTTGAGAATAACCTCTACCAAGGGAACAAACTCTGCCGTGTTTCAATGAGTAAATCAGATATTGTAGTAGCAAATGGTACAACGGAAATCATGAGCAATGCCATTCAGGTTACTTTTGTAAACAGCATTTCTATTCCAAATGGTTGCATTTTAGCTAACGGCTCAATCAAATGTCAAAGTGTAGGTCAAATTATTTTCCATACTTCTTTCAACACAGAAACTGGGAAATATAATAATTTAACTATGACCGATTTTAGTACCCTTGATAATGTACAAGTCGGAACTATTTTCGCATATGGAAATGGTATAACAGATACTACAAACGCAAATTGTTTGCCTGTTGTAAAATACTGTATAGAACATAACATCAATTATGTTGATATGAATGAAACAAACACTAACGCTCGTGGAGCTATTGGAATAAGCGGTAATGCAGAATTGGACGGTGATAATTAATGATAAATACTTATACTTGCATACCAAATCAAACTTCATCAGAAACCGTGTTTGCAGACCTTAAAATATTTTTTGAAGATAAGTGGACTTGGAGCAAAATTGAAACAAATTATCCTGACAGTGAGTCCACCGATTATAACACTTTGACATTTTGGATTGATAATACAACGTACTTTAGAATAATGTTTGATCCTGCAAAGTCACGTTATTGGGCTGGGTGTGGTGAATATGACTCTTCCCAAACGTCACCATATGCTGATTATGTCAGCTTTACCTATAGCAAGTTTGATAGTGTCATGTTATATACTACAAGTCGGGGAATGTTGATTTTGTTTAAAAGTGGAGATAATGACTATGTATTAGGTGGGGCTATTGCAAAAATGAGAAAGTTATCTGACAATACAGAAATTACAGGTTTCTTTACACCAACGTCAAACTCAGGTCATCAAGGAAGCAAAATGGCAAGCTTGTATAATATGTTTAGTCAAAGTTTACACAATGGCGGTACGAACCTTGTACCACAAGTTGATTTTAATATACCATTGAACAGTACAATTGAGGGTCAGTACGCTGCTAAAACTGACGGAATATTCTATGTTTATATGGGGCAAAGTAGTGTATTTCCTGCTGACGGAACTGTTGTAAAATTTACAATGAATGGTGTTAATTATGTAGGTAACTGTAAAATGGTTTTGGCTGATTATTCATAAAGGCGGTGCGTGGAATGTCTAAAATGAATAAGCTAATTAAGGAAAGTCAAGATAATAAAAAAACACTTGGTTATACCTATGGAACAGTTAAAAGCTACGACTCTACAAACTGCACGGCTGTTGTTTCGCTATTAGAGTATAATGGTGCTGAAAAATCTTTCTTGAATAAATCAGGTGAGATTTTAAGCATGGGAGATAGTGTGTGGATCTATTTCCGTGGTGGCGGTATAAACGCTGGCTACATTGCTATCAGGAATGGCAAGCCCGTACCTCTAGGAAGTCAAAATTCTAGTGTAGGGCGATTTGTTGAATATGTTGATAGTAGTGGTAGTAGACACATCTCAGAAAAGTTTAATTATTATGGCAGTTCTTATTTTTATACTATAGGCCCTGATGGAACAGAACAGATTACTATTTATCTTGAAAATATTGCTCATGGCGATTATAACCATCTTGAAGGTCAAGCAAACCACTGCTACGACTATAGTTATGACAGCAATAATTATATTGATTTTTCAGAAATGAAAACAAATAGCATACTGCGTATGTTGGTAAACTATGCTCGTGGAAATAGCAGTTTAAATTCCTTAACAGGTTTTAATAATACTAGCGTTGGTGGGTTTTCTAATCACGTCAGCGGTATGTGGAATACGTCTGAATATAGCATAGCGATTGATTGTAGTGGTGCAAAAAATACTATTTCCAATTCTCGTGATATATATGTTAATGGTATAAATAATATGCTAGAGGGTGTAGCTGATAGTATTGTAGTTGGCACATTGAATACTGTTAAGGGCGACAAAACTAAAGACCAAATGGCAAAATGTAATGCCGTGTTTGGATATAATAACGAAATTATAAATTATGATAATTGTTTCGTTGCAGGCTCACATAATCGTGCTACAGCAGATAACCAAACCGTTATAGGTGTCAATGCAAAACGAACTGATAAAAGCTCAGAAAACGCTGACATACTATTTAATATAGGAAATGGTTCTGCAAGTCAAAACTCTGCAATGCAAGTAGATTTTTCGGGCAATGTTTATGCTGGCGGTGCGTATAAAACTATTGGTGCTGACTATGCCGAATATTTTGAATGGCTTGACGGAAATGTTGACAATCAAGATAGGATCGGATTATTCGTTACGCTTGACGGTGATAAAATCAAGCTTGCAAATAAAGACGATTATATACTCGGTGTTATATCAGCCAGCCCATCTATTGTTGGTAACTCTGCCGAATTAGATTGGCATGATAAGTATAAAACAGATGTTTATGGACGGTTGATTTATGACGAGTCACACAATCTTATCTTGAACGAAAACTATAACGATACGCTTGAATATATCCCTCGTGGGGCAAGAAAAGAGTATGACAAAGTTGGCTTATTGGGACAATTAGTAGCTCAAGATGACGGAACGTGTGAGGTCAACGGATATTGTACGGCTAGTGTGAATGGCGTGGCAACCAAGTCGGATAGTGGTTATAGGGTTATCAAACGTATTGATGAAACACATATAAAAATAATACTGAAATAGAAAGAGGGCTAACAACCTTCTTTTATTATTGGAGGAAAAGTTATGAAAGAGATTATTACTCAGATGATTACAGAGTATTTACCTGTAATTTTAACAGCGGTTATGACGGCTATTGTAGGCTTTGTAAAATCGAAGTATACAAAAATCGCAAATGACAGCATTAAGAAAGATGTAGCGGCTACAACAGTTAAGTACATAGAACAGATTTATAAAGACGTTCACGGTACAGAAAAGCTTGAAAGGTCTAAAGAAACTATGCTTACTTTGCTCGAAGAAAAGGGTGTCAAGATTTCTGATGTAGAGCTTGTTATCTTGCTTGAAAGTGCTGTTAAGGATATGAATTATAAATCACTTACAGATTTTATTAATGAGGTTAAGAATGGCGGTGAGTAATTATGAACGCAGTTAAGGAAATTGCTACCTACTGTGGAAGTATTACAACCATTTTAGCATTGATAACAATTATTGTTAAACCAATAAGAAATAGATTTGTAGGGTGGATCTCAAAAACAAGTGACAAAGATAATCTAAATAAAAAAATAGATAAACTAACAGCATTAGTGGAAAGACAGGTAGAACAGAACAAGGGCATGGAAGCCGAACTACAAAAACAGAGTTTGGCTTTGCAAGCTACGTTAAGAAATTCGATTTTAGTGATTTACAATTCAAGAATGAAAGAAAATAGTATTTCATTATATGAAAAGGAAAATCTCGCAAGGCTATACGAAAGCTATTCGTCTATTGGTGGCAATAGTTTTGTACATAACTGTGTGGACGAATTGAACAAGCTGCCTGTAAAGGAAGATTAATTGGAAAGGAAGATAAATATGGCAACAACAATAAAAGGTATAGATGTTTCACATTGGCAGGGTACTAATGTAGATTTTAACAAAGTAAAAAAGGCAGGATATGACTTTGTTATGATAAACGCAGGCTACGGCAAATATATCGATCAAAAAGATGAGTGCTTTGAAACTAACTATAAGAAAGCTAAGTCAGCAGGGCTTAAAGTAGGTGCTTACTGGTATTCATATGCTCTAACATCAGCAGATGCCGAATTAGAAGCTGAAGTATTTCTTGAAGCAATCAAGGGCAAAACTTTTGAAATGCCTATCGCTTTTGATATAGAAGATAGTTCACAGTATGATTTATCGGCTTCTACTATAGGTAGTATAATTAATGCTTTTTGCGGTTATTGTGAAAAGAAAAAATACTATGTTATGCTTTATAGCTATGCTGCTTTTCTTAACAGTAAAGTTCCTAGCGATTGTAAAAACAAATATTGTATATGGCTTGCTGAATTTGACAAGTCAAAGCCTTCATACAGTGGTAGCTATGGTATGTGGCAGTACACAAGTAAAGGCTCGGTTTCAGGTGTAAACGGAAACTGTGATTGCAATTATGCCTATAAAGATTTTACTGCAATTATAAAAGAAAAAGGTCTTAATGGTTTTAAAAAGCAAAAGACAAAGGAACTGCCAACACTTGAAAAGTCTGGTTATAAAAAGGGCAATAAGACCAATGGCGTACTTGCATTAAAAGAAATGCTCATTATAGCCAAGGCAAGAAAACTTCATAACGTCACACTTGACGAGAACAGTATTTTTGGTGACGGTACTGAAAAGGCTGTTAATGCTCTGCTGAAGAAGTGGGGATATAAGCAGAATAGTATTGCAGGCGAGAAGTTTATTAAGAAGCTTGCGAGCGCTATTAAGTAATATCATTATTAAAGGGCGAGGTAACACAGCTTCGCCCTTGTTATATTTTAGTTATATGAAAGGAAGATGATTTATGGCGTATTGTGCTACAAACGGAAACCTGTACGAAAATGGAAAAGCTTTTGAGCTGAAAGTTGGCATTGGTGCTGACTTTAAAGTACAGGCTTCGGGAACTGGCAGTTTTCAGGTTGTAGGAAAACTGACTCAGAATGGTGCAGAGGAAGTGCTTATGATGGTCGATCTAAGTGACTTCTCAACAGTTGATACGATTACAACGGAAAATGTTTATGCAGGAGATGTTAGTGGCTACTATAGCGTAACTGTTAAAAATGTCAAGGGTGTAAACAAAATTTGGGGAACTATAACATATTAAGGAGGTGGATTTATGGCTACAGATATTATTGCCAGAGGTATGGCGGCTAATGCTAAAAAATCTGTTACCGAATTAGGTAATAAGGTTGAAAGCGAAAAGTGGATTGGCACAAAAGCTGAGTGGGAAGCCGTTGATAAATCCACTATAAAAGACGGAACAATCGTATATATCACTGATGATAAAACGGTGATTTTATACGATAAAGCGGAAATGGAAAAGATAGCCACTAAGGTCGCAGAGGACAGAACAGCCGCTGAGACTGCCGCACAGAAAGCACAGTCTGTAGCTGATAGTTTGCCAGATGACTATGTAACAGCGGTCGGAAAAATCGCTGAGAACGCGGCAGAAATAGCTAACGTAAAGCTGACGGACAAAGAGTTGCAACGCAGAGTAAATGCGTTGTATGATATAGGTCATGGTATCACGCATAGGTTTGAAACCGACAGTGAAACGGCATATGCCAAGACTATTCCGACTGGTGCGAAGCTGATGAGCGTGAAGTCAATAGGCGGTCATTCTGAGGTCATTGACGGGGAAATTGTTAGTGCAGGTACAGAGAGCATTATGCAGCAGGGGAAAAATTTGTTTGATTATACTGACAAAACCTATCATGGAGCGAATGTAAACAAGGTTGAAAATGGTGTTATTTACACGAAACAATTATTGACAACTATCCTAAATATTCCGACTATTGTCGGCAATAAGTATACGCTGTCATTAAAAACAAAAAGTATTTCAACTAGTCAAGGTATATTGCGGTGGTCATTGCAAAAAGGAAAAAACACAGCATATGCAGATGATAGTTCGCTGATAAAAAAGGTGGTAGGTACGGTAGCAAACACAGAATATCAGGAAACAGTTACTTTTACAGCAACTACTGATTTTGTGTCGCTATGCGGTCTAGCGTCTACGTTTTATGACGTGCAGCTAGAAAATGGTGATACCGCTACCAATTATTCTCCATTCTATCAGACCGCCTACCAAATTCCAGAGGCAATCCGCAATCTGCCTGGCTATGGTTGGTCGGCAGGAACGGCTAAGAACTATGTCGATTATGAAAATAAAAAATACGTTCAGTGCGTGAACAGCGTTGATTTAGGGACGCTGGAGTGGTCATATCGACCTGAACAGCAACGATTCTATGCGATTGCTGATAGTATAACAGGAAAATTTTCTGAATCGTTCGGAATCGTTCCAAATATAATCGTTGCAAAATACGATGCAGTTTGTTTTAATGATATAACAACTAAAACCGATAATATGAAGGTTTCTGCAGTAAAAACAACAAATGATTATATAACTATACGGAACACAGCCTACACCGATGCCACAACTTTCAAACAGGCAATGCAGGGTGTAATTCTGCACTACGAACTAGCGAACCCTATAATTACAGACATATCAGCCCTGATACCCGATGATTTCCTGCGAAACGTAGAAGTCGAAGCAGGCGGTTCAGTGACATTCAAGGGTGGTAATGACGATTACAGAATACCAGTGCCAAGCGAAGAAGAATACATCGTCAAACTGAGTGAAGTGGGAGGTACAACATGACTGATTTACAGAGAAAAATGATGGAGAAGCTAGGGTTATCACAAGAAGACTTCCAACCAAAGAAGGTTACAAAGGTTGATGAGTTGGAAGCACAGGTGCTGTACACTGCACTGATGACCGACACGCTGATTGAGGAGAGTGACGACAATGTATAGAAAAGTCAAGAGGTTGTATGATTTAGGGTTGTACACCGCTGAGCAGGTCAAGGATTTTGCCGACAGGGGGAAGATAACCCCTGAGCAGTACGAGGAAATCACTGGGGAAAAGTATGAAAGCGAGGTTGTAAAGTGAAATACATAATAATGCTGATGATTGTTATAGGTCTTGCCTTTGCCGATTTTGCCACAGGCTGGATAAAGGCCTACTGCAAGGGTGACGTTCGTTCGTCAAAAATGCGCAAAGGCGGTCTGAACAAGTTAGCCGAAATAGTCGTCATGGGTGTGGCTATCGGTTCGGAAATCGGTTTTGAACAGTTAGGTCACTACTACGGGCATAGCGAACTGGCAGGCATTGCAGGCACGATAACCGCACTAGCCGTGTTTGGATATATTTTCGCAATGGAAATTGTATCTATACTGGAAAACTATGGTGAAATCAATCCGCAGGCGCACTGGATAAACAAAATCGTGGCAAAATTTGGAGTTTTCAAAGATAAGGAGGACTAATTATGGCAATGACATTTGATGAATTTGTAAAAAAATACAAGGGCAAGGGCATTAATTTCGACAAGGCGTATGGTGTGCAGTGTTTTGACCTGGCGAATCAGTTCAACCGGGACGTTGTCGGGTGCGGTATGTTCACAGGTCTGTATGCCAGACAGATTTACGAAGATTTCGACAAGCAGGCGGTCAAGGGCTATTTTACCAGAATTAAAAACACGCCGTCATTCGTTCCGAAAAAGGGTGATATCGTTGTGTGGGGCGGTAGTCTGAACGGCGGTATCGGTCATGTTGCCATAGCCACAGGCGAGGGTAACACAAAATATTTCTACAGCTACGATCAGAACTGGCTGGGCAAAAATGACCCATGTACAAGAACCTATCACAACTATAACCATGTCTTGGGCGTTCTCCGCCCGAAAAATCAGAGCGTTATCAATCCGCCTACGCTGGAAACAAAAGGATATAAGAAAGGTGCAAGCACAGACGGGTCGTATGCCCTGAAACAATTGCTAATCCTTGACGGTGCAAAGCTGGACGATAATGCAATCATCGGCAAGGGCACTATCGGTGCTATCAATGCAAGGCTGAAAGCATGGGGATACAGGCCGAACGGCATTGCTGGCAAGAAGTTCATCAAGAAACTGCGTGAAAAAATCAAAAAATAGTCGAATAAATTTCGTATAAAATTCGCATAAATTTAGCCGTCAGAGCGTTTGCCCTGGCGGCTTTTTTTCATTCTTTATACAATCCGTGCAGAGCGGATATAAGTGCTACTGTAAAACCTTATGAACGGTACTGATATCTCCGTCGTCACGCTCAGCGTTTACAAATATTGTAGACAACCATTTTACCTGATAGCCGTTGTTGGTATGGTAGCCGTGGAAATGTGCACGCCTGATGTGCGGTGCTTTCGGTGCGCTGTGACCTTGTGGGCTGTGCTGACCGCCGACAGCGTTCTCAGCCTGCCTATGCTTGCGGACAGCGACGCCTATCCTATATCCTACATTGGCTATGGCTGATTTCTGTGGCTGTGCAGACGGCTTCTGAGGACGTTGTGCGGTGGATTTCTTCTGCGCCTGATGTTTTGTTATGGGTGCGATTTCTGCGTTTACGGCTGATAAGTATACAATGAACTGCAATTTTTCGGCTATGTCGCATATCATTGCCTTAGTGCCTGCCTTGTCTTTTTTGGCATAGCTGCCTAGAATTTTATATATCAGGTCTTCAACTGTCATATCATACTGCAATTCTATAGCGATTGATTCCGAATAGTAGTCTTTTTCGGTATCGTCAAAAAAATATTCTGTCATTGTCATTCGGTCACCCTGCAAGTCGAAAAAGAACCCCACACTATTTTTGTATTTTCGCTGAACGTAAAAACAGTTGCATGGCAATTGCTTGAAAACGTCTGCACTAATCTTCAAATCGGCTGTGCCCTGACCACTCAGCAGACTGGCAAAATCATCATCAAATAGATACACTTGCCGTCCACTATAGTACCAGTTTGTCATATTTTTTATAGCGCCCAGCTTGTCAAGAAAATCGTCTGACATTATCGTTTGTTCGGTCAACTCAATTCGGATATTTTAATGCTCAGCGAGATTTTAACGCCAAAAAAACCATTGACAGAATAGGTCTTACCCAGCAGGAAATAGCCGACAAGCTAGAAGTTTCTAGCACCATTGTGGGACGCTGGTATAGGGGAGAGGCAGTTCCTCGTATCCGTTCACAATACGAACTCGAAAAACTCGCATGGGAAAATAACAAATAATGTAGAAGAATGACCGCAGGTGATATTAAATCAGCTGCGGTCATGTCATATTTCGTGTCATATGCTTATCGTTTAGGCTAATATTTTATCATTTTTACGCATATTTTAGCATTTTATAATATAAAGAAAACCGTCTATCTACGCCATTTGACGTAAACAAGCGGTTTTTCATATGGTGCGGGTGACAGGACTTGAACCTGCTATAATCAGCTTTCAATGCACGATTTTACGCTATTTTGCATTTTTCGTGTCATGTTTCATGTCATATACGCTTTGAAAATAGTCGTCGATAACCTTATCGACACGTTGGCGATCATCATCGAAAGTCTGCTGATAAACTGACCTTAGTGTGCTGGTATTACTCCAACCACCCCGCTCCATTGCGTATATATCGGGAATATTCAGCTTCGCCATAACGCTGGCACTGATGTGTCTCAGGTCATGGAAAGTAATGCAATACCCTGATGACCTTGTGATTTTTACGAGTCTGTCATATATTCGCTTAGGGTTGTATTGTACAACATAGTCATCAGGATTTAGCTCCAATGCGTCAATCAACTCAACAAGCGGTTTACCCAGTCTTACTTGCCGATTACTCTTATATGTTTTCGCTTGCTTCTTTACTGTCAGCTTATTGCCAACCATAACACGCACCTGTGACAGCGTTAAGATATCTCCAACTATGTCCTTGCGGCGTATTCCCTGAATTTCAGACATTCTCAGACCGCCCCATACTGCAAGTAACACTGGTATTTCAATATCTGTGCCACGAAACAGTTCAATAATTGTTTCGGCGTCAGGCAAGCTTTTAAACGTTCTAGTTTTTTGTGGCAGGCGTATTTTGCCCAATTTTATATCAACATCATGATAGGTCATTACCGCTGTGAAGAAGCCATATACATTTCTTACAGTTTTCGCAGACCTTACGACAGCAATGCTGTTCACCCAGTCTTGCACCATTTGTGGCGTAATATCATTTAACCGCATATTTGCAAATCTGTCAAAATGGTTTCTGAGTTCCGATTTGTATTCATGTATCGTGGTAGGCGATAGAACAGGTGTTTTAATCTCAATGTATTCCTCTGCAGCTTGCTGAAACGTTTTTTCGTCCTCGCTTTGTTGAGTACTGTTCAGCCACTCTGCCGCCATTAGCTCGGCTTCTTTTTTGGTTTTTGCCGTGAACGATTTGTACTTCCCTGTTGCTTTGTCATATGCCCTAACACGATAGTTTCCGCTAGGCAGTTTTTTTGCTGTTGCCATGTAAAATTCCTCCTAAACATCTTGACAAAATTTTGATTTTATGCTAAGATAATAGGGTACTACCCTACTGTCCATTTGCTGTGGTTTGTCGGTGTTGTACACGCCCTCACAGGTCGCTCTGTGGGGGCATTTTTTTATTGGTATGTTTACCCACCACACACCTTGCAAGGCTTATAGCCTGCGTTCTGTGCGTCCTGTAGGGTCATTGGTGTGCAGGTATCATCATAGTATCTGCAAGATTTGTTGTGGTATTTGTCGCCCGAAGCCGTGATATATACTATCGTTTCGGCTGGGTCCTGTGCAGTGGTTGTCACAGGGATTGCTTCGGTAGTGGTTTCAGGCTCTGAGGTGGTAGTGGTTGTTGTTGTGGCGGTAGTGGTGACTTTTTCACCCATGTCAACCGTTATCGTGATAGGGTCAGATGTCACACCGTCATATGTGGCTGTCACGTCCGCAAATCCGTCTTTGAGAGGAGTAATCTCATATATGACCTGAGCATAATTGGAATCTTTATACTCTATCTTGCAAATATCATTGTTTGAAATCTGTATCTCGGGTGGTGATATCTCGTTGGCTTTCTTTCCGTCTACTTTCAAGTATAGATTAGGAATATAGGCTTTTGACTTGACCGAGATATCGGACCGTGTCCATTCAAGCGTGACACTGCTGTCATTGCTATTCTTACTTTTGCCTATTACAACAGTCATTACAAGGCACATCATTATAAAAATGATACCTATGCAAGCAGCAATCGTCAAACAGCCGCTTGGCTTAGCTGTACCTGTGAAACTGCCACGAGCTTTTCCGCCTTTTGCTTGCGACTTTGAACGTGACTTTTTCCTGCCACCTGACGTAGTGGTATATGATAGCCCCGTTCCAGGTATGCCGACAGACTTTGTGCGCCGCCCTGAACTGTTGACACTGTATCGTGCGCCCTTTCCGCCGACACTCAAACCGACGGATTTTTTATTGATGTTCAATTTCGCACCGTTGCCAATTTTGATTGATTTTCTAAAACGTAATCCCATGGTTATGTTCCTTCTTCTATGTAGTACAAAAATGTGGACAGGTTTAAAATTCCTATTGACAATCGTCGTAATATAGGATATACTAGATACATCGAACAAATGTTCTATAATAATTATATCAACTTTGGGTATGCTAACCCCGAGGTGATATAAAATGCCACTCTACGAAATTAAACTGAAAGAATTGCGAAAGAGAGCACGTCTGACTCTCGTTGAGCTTGCGGAAAGAACAGGTGTTAGCAAATCCGCCTTGTCGAAAATCGAAACAGGTGAAAGTGTACCAAGAATAGACACCATAGTGCTTTTGGTAATTTTCTTCAAATGTGAACTTGCAGATTTGGTTGTAATTCACAAATAAATTCCTGTTTAGTGGAATTTTATTGCCAATATATTGGTCTTATTGTATTATTATGTGAAAAGGGAAAGGAATGGTCTAATATGAAGATAACGGACGAAGAGCTAGAAATGATTGAAAAGCTGAGATCCTTATCCCCTGACGGGTTAGAAAAGGCGCTAAACAAATTAGTTGAACTCGCCAAGGAACAAGGAGAGGATCTGAAGCAAAAACAAACAAAAGATACATAGTTCTGAGCTAACTCATTTGAGTTGGCTTTTTTATTTTACGTATTTATTTTTAAAATCATCAATCGCTGCTTGATATTTGCTATCCGCACATGACACACCACTGAATGAATATGTGCCGTCCGCTTGTTTTTCACTTTTCGTAGCAAAAACTACTTTGTTATCGCAGAAAACCCACCAATCTATATAATTTGGAGCACCATATTCACCAACCATGCCATCGCAAATGCCAGAACTCGTTGTTTCAAATCGTTGCATATTATTGTCTGCTGTATCGTTTGGGAGACTTACGTTGAATTGAATGCTATTTGAACCATTTGAATACGCCTTTACGTAAGTCCCATCGTCAGTTGAATAATCACCTAAAAACTCCATATCATTTGTTTCTGTAACTGATGAAGTTTCAGCTGCTGTAATTTCTGCAGTAGTAGTGACAGTAGTAGTTGTTGTTTCTTCACTTGAAGTGGTTGTCGTCGTAGTAGTTTCGCTTGCGGTTGTAGTCTGGCTTGACGTTGCTGTACTGTTATTATCGCTGCTATCACTGCAAGCTGCAAAGCTCATTGACATTATAATAGCTACAAGACTTGTGATAACTTTCTTCATAAATTTTTCTCCTTTGGCTTTTTATTCTCGACTATTTTCGTTCGTCTATAATTTATATCGGCTATCACGTTTTTGGCAGTAACCTTATTTGCTGTTACATCAAACAGTATATATTTTATTTCATCATCGCTCTTATAAGTGATAGCTAGTATGTATTTTTTATCCGACTCTGTTATAGTCTTTGTGCCGCCGCCCAACAAAGCACCAGCTGCTCCCAAAAGCATTCCTCCGGCGATCGCTCCTGTGGCATTGTCAAGATAATGCTTTTTGAATTGAGTTTGGTCAAGTATTTCAGCTTTTATTATTTTACTATAAAACAGCGTTATTGGTGCGCCGTAGTACATTACTAACCGCTTACTGCATATCCAAACGCCGCATTCTGCACCTTGTGGTATGTTTAAACCATATAAGTGTTCGAGAGTATATGACTTTTTACATTTGTACTTGTTCTTAAATTCGATTTCTTGTTCTCGTTCGGCAATTTGAGCGAGCTTTCTTTTCTTCCTTTGTTCCCTGGCATCGTCGTCAAAATACATAATGATACTGACAACAACTATAAGTGCTACAAAAAGACCTAACCACCAAAGCATATTTATCTATCCCTTCTTTGTATTGTTTTATGCATTTATTGCAACAATCATAGATATAGCTATAGTTGCAACGCAGGCTATTATAAACAATACAATAGCAGCGGTTTGTTCGTTCTTGTTCTTTCTTAAATCACGTTTATATAAATATTCTTCCCACTTCGCACCGTCTTCCCTAATGTGTTTTTCCTGCACCTTTAGGTCTTTCATTATCAGCAGAAAAGCCGCAACAATAATGAGCAGAATGAGCATTGTCCTAACCATTTTTACACCTCCCATTTAAAGTGAATTTAAAAACTTCTTGAAAATTTCCTTTTTCTCGTCTGAAAGACTCCTAATTAATTCAATAATTTTTATTTCCTCTGCGGATAGCTCAATGCCTGCAGAGGTTTTTTCTTTGCCATACAACAAATAAGACTCAGACACGTTAAAATATTCAGCTATTTTTGTGAGCTTTTCAGCAGATGGCTTTTGCGTTCCTTTCTTCCACTGTGAACATACAGCATTGCTAAACCCTAACTCTTTTGCGACGCCATTTGGCTTTACACCTTTCAGCGTACAGAGTTCATAAAACCTATCCCAAAAAGACATAAATAAACTACCTTTCTTGAATTTGTTGCAATTTTTATAAATATTGCACATTTTTTGATGTGTCTTTTTGTACATAGCACTAAAATTTAAGAAATTTTAGTAATTTTGATTGACAAACTAAGAATTTTTAGATATAATAAGTTTGTAAAAGAAATTATACAAAAAAGACAACACAAAACCAAGCCATATTGAAAGTCCCAATTTTCAAAATAGCTCGTTTATATTATATTTGGTCGCACTTATATAATAGCTCTTTTTATCTAATTTGTCAAGGTTCTTTTACAAAATTTATGTGTTTTGGAGGTGAACATTTTAAGAATGAACTATCAGAATTTCGTTGCAAAAGTCTATGCAGAACTTAAGCTTCGTCGCATGACGAGAAAGGATCTCGCTAAACTTACAGGTTACAGCGAGAACACAATAAACGTGTTCATGAGTAACACAGATAGCCGAGATCGCTCAGATAACGTGGCGAAAGCTATTTCAGCGGCTCTACACATAGAGCTTTAGAGAGGAGAGGGAGAACAATGTACGGCAAGCTTATTGTCCGCTATTGTCAGGACAATCACGTAACTTACAAGGAATTTGCTAAACTGTGTGGCGTAAACGTGAGAAGTATTTATCGTTGGATAAACGGCTCAACGATAAAGGACAAGGCAACGGAACTCAAGCTTTGTGAACTTCTCGGTGTTGAGATACCACAAGCAAAAGAAATCTTTGACGACACATCAGACACATTCTACATCTTCCCCGAGGAAAAGCAACCGACAAAGGTCATTCAAATCGGTGAAGATTATTATGCAATGCTCCGTGAACTTGCGTTCAAAAGCAAAACGTCACTGAGATATGTTGCGGAAATGTGCATTGACTTTGCTGCGGCAAGATACAGAGGGTGAAAACAATGCCAGCAAAGAAAATAACAGCAGATGATGTGATGTCACGAGTGTTTAAATCTGCAAGAGCCGAGAAAGGTCTCACGCAGGCAAAGATCGCAAAACGGCTGAGCATGACACAGACGGCCGTGAGCAGGTGGGAACGGCAGTTCGGCACCATGAATGCTGAACAAATCGTGACGTACTGCAAGATAATCGGGGCGAACCCCGAAGAAATTTTTGCGGAGTATTGCAAGGAAAGGAGTATAAGAAAATGACCAGCATGATAGCAACACTGGAGATCGTCAGATTCGTGGCTGCAATAGCGTTATGTACGGCGCTGTTTGCACTGGCAATCTACGGACTGTATCGAAACATAAAAGAAACCGCCGAAACCGCAATCCGTGAGGAGCTGGAGCAGGCGATCAAGGAAGCTTCAAAGCCTGTGGTCAAGGTCGAAATACAGACGAAAGGCAAGTGGTAAAGTGTCGGAGGGTATGTTTATAGCCTGCATGATAGGCGCAACGATCGTGATACTGACAGCTTTCTATGCCGTGATACTGTTCATAGCATGCATTATAGACCAGCACAAATGGGAACATGAACACAGTTATGACGATGAAAATCACGACGAAAACAGCGATGGCATAGTTTAGATTTGCAATGCAACGGATTTGCAATGAATAGCATTGGCTACGGCAAAGCGAACCTGTGAACGGCTACGAAATGCGAAGGTGTTGATTTGAACAGCAAAGCAACGGCATAGTGGGGTTTAGCAAAGAACGTCAAAGCATAGGCAAGGGCAAAGTACAGCGTCGATTTGCTGGGCAACGGCACAGCATTGATTGACATAGATTCGCAACGGTGAAGAATAGCTATGACTCGCAAGGGCACCGCACAGCCACGCAAAGGCTAGGTATGCACAGCACCGTTTTGATAGGCGAAGGCAGAGCCAGGTTTAGTCAGCAATGGTGAAGCTAGGTTTTGACACGCAACGAAAGGCTAGGGCATAGCAGGGTGCAGATTGGCGGTGTCATGCAAAGGAAACGCAATTCGAAGAAATGCAATGGCCTGGCATAGAATTGACACGCTAGGGCAAAGTGAGCAAAGGCATTGAGAAGCATAGAGACGCAAGGGCATAGCAGTGATTAGCAAAGGAACTGCAGTGACTAGCAAAGGCGTAGTTTGGCACAGTATGGCGTCGAAAAGCAAGAAAAAAATAAATTTAACGTAACGGAGGTCAAAAGGCATGAGCATGAAAAAAATCAAAGTAAAGTTGACGTTCACCGAAGAAATTTTGGGAACGGCAAACGCAACAACCACAATCCACGATGAGTACATCGCATCGAAAGCCCCTGACGCAAAGAGCCGTGAGGAAGAGATAGCCGCACTAGGTGTAGCGGAAGTAGTCGAAAAGTCCATGACAGTATTCCCGACACTGGAAGACGGCACACCATTTCTATGGGACTATCAGGTAAAAGGATTTTTCAAGGACGCTTGCGGCGTTCTGAAAAAGGTGTCAGGAACGGCAAGTTCCAAAATCAAAGCGTACAAGAAAGAAATCGACGGACTTGTTTTTGTTGAGGAACGAAAAATCCCATACGAGTTCAATGGCGGTATGGGCGAGTGTCAGAGGCCGCTGAGGGCAAGCACACCGCAGGGCGAACGTGTTGCACTGGCACACTCTGAGACAGTTCCTGCAGGAGCGACAGTCGAGTTCACAATCGTTATGCTGAAAGACGATATGGAAACAGCCGTAAGAGAGTGGTTGGATTATGGCAGGCTGAGAGGTATCGGTCAGTGGCGTAACAGCGGCAAAGGTCGCTTTGAGTGGGAGAAAATTGAGAATGAATAAGAAATTCACGGACGAGGAAATTGTAAAGGCGGCGGAATGCTGTGTAGAAAATGACTGTGGGAATTGTCCCCTTTCCGGGACCGGTTGTAGACTCTTTTTTGCAGAGTACATAATCAATACCGCCAAACCAGCATTTGATTGGGACGGATTTATAGCTGGCAAGTTTAAAGTTCGTCTAAAGACACAGACAGATTATGACACGTTTATGCGAGAATGCGAACAGCGTGAACTAAATTGGGACCCAGAAAAACCTACGGAAGTTAATACTTGGCCGTATTATCGTGACAATACCTCAATATATTGCTGGCCAAAGAAGAAAAAATTATCATATGGCGATTGTTTATCTTCGCTAATCCCTGTTGTTGTATATTCTGATAAACAGACAGACTCACACGCAAAAGTCGGTCTAATTGGCAAGGAATTCAATAAGTTGCTGTTGGATATTGCTGGATTGCTTTCCACTATGGACAAACAATGTACAGCTGCATATAATGCGGGCATAAGTTGCCAGAAGTTAAAATCATTGATAAGGTCGGACGGTGAGCAAAGTGACTAACTACTCTTGCCTTGACTGCAAACACTTAAAAGGCTGTTTGGAGAGTAGCAGGCGTTATCCTTGCAGAGATTTTAAGCTGGCAGAACCAGCGTTATTGGAAAGAAGAGGGTGAAATGACAGCAATCGAAAAGTTGAACAGCATAATCACCAGCGTTGATACTCTTGCACAAATAGCCGATGATTGCAACTTCCCTGCCGTCAGAGCAATATACAATGCAACCGCAAGCGGACGTATTGAACTTTTCGCGCGCGAGGACGATTTCAAGGCACTTGCAGATGCAGTATATTCGCCACTGCACACTGTTACATCATACAATCACATCGGTGATGATGTATATAAAACAACTGAAATGTGGTTTTGCTACAAAGAACACACGTTCACAATGATAAGAGAGGAGAAATATAATGGATAACGAAATTATCGACATAAACCAGGCGGAAATCAGACAGATACCTACGCAGACACAGACACAGCTCGCATCGCATACTGACACGGGAATTATCTCAGATTTCCGCAAATATTTCAAAATGGCAAGCGAACTGTGCAAAGCGGACATCATACCGCAGGCGTACAAGGGTAAGGTCGCTGATACCGCAATAGCCATTGACATGGCTAATCGTATGGGAGTAAGCCCAATGATGGTCATGCAATCGATGTTCGTGGTCAAGGGCAAGCCAAGCTGGAGCGGGCAAGCTTGCCTGAGCTTTATCCGAGCAAAATTTACAGACGTAAAGGTGATTTACGTCGGCACAAAAGGTACTGACGACAGAGGCTGTTACGTCAAGGCAACTGACAAAGACGGCGATGTGCTTGAGGGAACGACAGTCACAATGGCTATGGCAAAAGCAGAGGGGTGGACTTCCAACTCTAAGTGGAGAAATATGCCCGAGCAGATGTTAGCATATCGTGCAGCATCGTTCTTTGCAAGGGTTCACTGCCCTGAAACATTAATGGGTGTGCAGGTCGAAGGCGAAGTTGAGGACTCTTCAAAGCCTGCAATGAGAGAAGTGGAGGATGTACTGTAATGAAAACAACTAAAATTCATATAAAAAATCTGTTCGGCATTTCTGAAACAGAACTGGACGGACGCTCAATAGAAGTTACCGGCTCAAACGGCGTAGGTAAGACATCTATAATCGACAGCATTAAATATGCTCTCACCAACGACAGTAGCCGTGATTACGTTATAAAGAATGGCGAAAGCGAAGGTGAAATCTTCATTGAGACCGACACAGGTCTCACTATTGACCGCAAGAAGCGTGTCAATCAGGCAGACTACAAGAACATCAGACAGGACGGCAAGCCTGTTCAGAGCCCCGAAGCATTTGTCAGAGAGCTGTTCACGCCATTGCAGATTGACCCTGTGAAATTTACACAGATGTCAAGGCAGGAACAGAACAGAATTATTCTTGACCTCATTGAGTTCAATTGGGATTTGAACTGGATAAAGGAGAAGTTTGGTGAAATTCCGCAGGGCGTTGATTATCAGCAGAACATATTGCAGGTTCTGAACGACATCCAGTCCGAAAAGGGCGTTTACTTCCAGACAAGGCAGGATATCAACAGAGAAATACGTAACAAAACAGCGTTTATATCTGATATCTCAAAGGATATCCCACAGGGTTTCCAGGCTGAAAAGTGGGAAGCATATGACCTATCCGAAGCTTATACGAAGATAACAAAGGCGCAGGAATACAACTCTCGCATCGAGAGGGCGAAGCTGTTTAAAGATAGCTATGACAACAAGGTCAGAGGTTATCAGGCTGAAATGGAAATTGCAGTAAGCAATCTGAAATCTGCTATCGCAGCAGAACGTGAACAGCTTACTAGCGAAATCGAGCGCAAGAAAGCCGAAATCAAGGCGGCTGAGGACAAGCTCAATTCGCTTTCAGACAAGATAGCAGACAAGACTAAGATTTTTGAAAGCGAATACAGGGAGAAAGTCGCAAAGCTTGACAGCGACATCAAGGTAGCCGATGAATACACAGGCAAGCAGCTTGTTAACATATCTGCAATGCAAGCTGAGGTCAAGACAGCTGAGGAAATGAAAAAGCACCTCAACGAATACAAACGTATGAAGTCAATGCAGGACGAACTTGAAACGCTCGAAGAACATTCTAAGGCGCTCACAAGCAAGATTGAGCTTGCAAGAGAGCTTCCGGGCGAGATACTAAAGACAGCAACAATACCTGTTAAGGGGTTGACAGTTAAAGACGGCATACCTCTCATAAATGGACTTCCCGTCAGCAATCTGTCAGAGGGTGAGCAGTTACAGCTTTGCGTCGATGTTGCCCTCAGCAAGCCTAACAGCTTACAGATAATTCTGATTGACGGAGCTGAGAAGCTTTCCGAAAAGAACAGGCTTGCACTTTATGAGAAGTGCAAGGAAAAGGGCTTGCAGTTTATTGCAACCCGCACAACGGACGGCGATGATCTGGAGGTGACTTATCTGTGATACAACTGACAAGTGAAAATTACTTCTCCCAGCAGGCTAACCTTGAGTACATGAGCTGCTCACAGTTCAAGAGCTTCTGCGACTGTGAGGAAAGAACCCTTGCGGACATTGCAGGTGATTACAAGCGTGACAGTTCAACTGCTCTGCTCGTAGGCTCATACGTTGACGCTCACTTTGAGGGAACACTTGACGTTTTCAAAGCTCAGCACCCAGAGCTGTTTAAGCGTGACGGAACGCTTAAAGCTGATTATGTACAGGCTGAGAGTATTATCCAGCGTGTAGAAAATGACAAGCTGTTCATGAAGTATATGGCAGGCGAAAAGCAGGTCATTATGACGGGTAAAATCGCAGGAGTGCCATACAAGATAAAGATAGACAGCTATCACCCTGACAAGGCAATCGTTGACCTAAAGGTCGTCAAGGACTTTGAAAAGCTTTGGAACGATACAGAAAAACAGAAACAGAGCTTCATTCGATACTGGGGATATGACATTCAGGGAGCTATCTATCAGGAAATAGTTCGTCAGAATACAGGCAAACAGTTGCCATTCTTCATAGCTGCCGCCACAAAAGAAAAGCATACAGACTTTAACGTGTTCGCTGTTCCGCAGGAATGGCTTGACGAAAAACTTGCGTTTGTTGAAGAACGCACACCACACTTTGCAAGGTTGAAAACAGTCGAGGACCCAGCCGAAAGGTGTGAGAAGTGTGATTGGTGCAAGGACACCAAGATACTTGACAGAATAATCGACGCAAGAGATTTGGAGGACGGCATATGAGAAAGCAGGAAACCTTGCTGATATCATGTAGTGCGACAACACTTGGACACAACCTCAAGCAGCTAATTGGTGTAGGTGCAAAAATATGCCACATAGAAAGAGCGTCAACTTTTGGTCACCTTTGGGGGAGCGAGTTTGCAGGATATGTAGTCATTTATGAGATTTCTTTTTGCAAGCGTCACAGCAAAAAGTATATGCAGATTATTAAACACTTGCATGGAAGATTGGAGGATACAAATGCTTAACAAAGTTATTTTAATGGGTAGAATTACCCAGGAGCTTGAACTCAAGCAAACAACAAATGGAACAGCAGTGCTGTCATTTAACGTCGCTGTTGACAGGAGTTACACCAAGCAGGGCGAAGAGAAACAAACTGACTTTATCACCTGCGTTGCGTGGAAAAAGACTGCCGAGTTTATCAATAACTATTTCGGCAAGGGCAGAATGATAGCCCTTGAGGGACAGCTAAGAAGTCGTACATACGATGATAAAAACGGCACAAAGCACTATGTGACAGAAGTTTACGTTGATAACGTTTCATTCACAGGTGAGCCAAAGCAGGACGGAAACAGTTCAGCTTCGTCACAGAGTGCGCCACAGCAGAATACACCACAGCAGACACCTCCACAGCCTGCACCAAGTCAGAATAGCTCACCTGCAACGCAGAGCCTTGGCATTGACGGATTTGAGGAAATATTCAATGGCGACGACGTGCCGTTCTGATGTGAAAACAATGCTAACTTTAAGAAACTATCAAAACAAAATTATTAATGAAGTAAGGAGGCTTATGAGTACAGGGCGGAAGCGCATTTGCGCAGTTGCGCCCTGTGGTTAGGCTCTGGCAAGACGGCCATATTCGCATATATGGCTGACAAGTCGCAGGACAAGGGCAACACAGTGTGGTTTTTGGTACACAGAAAAGAACTGCTCGATCAAACCATAGCAACATTTGACCGCTTTGGCATTCAGCGCAACACAATTCTTGTGGGCATGGTCGCCACACTTGCAAATGCTCTTGACAAGCACCCAGAACAGTACAAAGCACCTGACTTCATTGTCATTGACGAGTGCCACCATATAACGGCTAGGACGTATCAGAGAATACTTGAACGCTTTCCAAAGGCATTCGTAGTTGGACTGACCGCAACGCCAAGCAGACTTGACGGCAAGCCGCTTAAAGATTGCTTTGACGATATGGTGGTAGGCATTACCGCCAAAGAGCTTATTGCTCAAGGATATTTATCACCTTATAGGTACTTTGCACCGAGCGTAGCTGACCTATCGACACTCAAACGCAAGGGCAAGGACTTTGACCCACAGCAAGCAGCTGAGCTACTTTCCTCGAGAGCGGTGTTTGGCGATGTTATAACTAACTATCGCAAATATGCCGACGGGCTTCAAACGATATGCTATTGTTCTTCCGTTAAGCACTCTGAGAGCGTTGCAGAAGCGTTCAGAGCGGTTGGAATTAATGCTGTACACTTTGACGGCAACACACCTAAGAGCGAGCGAGAACGCATTACAGACGATTTCAGAGCAGGAAAAATAAAAATCCTTTGCAACGTTGATTTGATATCAGAGGGCTTCGATTGCCCTGACTGCGAGTGTTGCATACTGTTAAGACCGACAATGAGCTTAACGCTGTTTATCCAGCAATCCATGCGGTGTATGCGCCCGAAAGAGGGCAAGACGGCAATAATTCTCGATCACGTCAACAACTACAAGCGACACGGCTTGCCTGATGATGACAGAGAGTGGAGCTTAAACAGCGTTCCGAAACCTGAAAAGGAATATAACGCAGACGGCACGCTACAGATACGGCAGTGCTCAAAATGCTTTGCTACATACAGACCGACATCTGCAAAAAAATGTCCGTATTGTGGAGCGGCTGAGGAGCTGACAAGACAGGAAATAAAAAATATCAAGCAGATAGAGCTTGAAGAAATAAAGGAAAGCAAACGTAGAGAAGCAGATGACAAGGTCAAGGAATACAAGTCCGCCAAGGATTGCAAGACACTTCAAGAACTGTTTGCGTTTGCAAAAATGAGAGGATATAAGCCACAATGGGCATATGTCCAAGCAAAACAGAGAGGATGGTTTAAATGATGAGAGGTAGCCAGGCAATTGGTATTGACACCAATCCTGTAAATTCAATTGCAATTACGCTTGCTAATGCCAACGTAAATTCGCTCAAGGCAATTGATATTATCACTAGCGAGATCATAAAAGAAGCACACATCAATCAGTATGACGTTCCGTTCTGGATACTGGCATTTGAAATGCTTACCAATACATTCAAGGAAACACTGAGCGAAGATATGCTCAAGGTGTATGAAGAGGCTAAGGAACATTTCTCATACTCTGCTATTACTATGGGAGAGCCTAGAAATGAGTAAGTCAGAACACGAGATACAGAACGAAATCCGCCTTGCATTATCTTCAAAAGATAGCATTGTGTTCAGAACAAATGCAGGCACATTCTATCAGGGAAAAATGGTTTACTCAAAAGAGTTTAAATCAATGGTGCTCCTCAATCCTCGCAAAGTAGACGGACTGCCTAAAGGCTTTTCTGATTTGGTGTGCTTTGTAAAGGGTGGAAAAACGGCATTCATAGAGTGTAAAAATGCCGACGGAAAACTGAGAGAAGAACAGAAAATATTTATTGACCGTATGCGTGACCTCGGCTTTGTTGCCGGGGTCGCAAGGTCCGCTGAGGAGGCGAAACTACTATGCCAACAACTGATGAAAGATTAAAACAAATCGAAATCGTTGCTTTGAAAGAAGAGGGCGATTTGCCAGAAAATATGTCAATGTCGGAAAATATGTTCTATGAGGAAATGCACTGCTTGTACGCTAGATACAAAATGAGTTGTCTTGTAAGCAAGCTCCCCGCTGATATACAGAACAAAGTTCCTATCGTGACAAAAGACGAAGCTTCGGTATTAAAGAAAAAATACCTTGCAGGTGTTAAGAATATGCAGATGTGGGAAGATATCTTCAAGACAGAGATACACATCGCCAACGAGATCAACAAGGTCATTTCTCCTACATCAGAGCTTAAAGGAATGACAAAGGAACAGCTGCTTGACAAGACTATACGAATGATAGGCGTTATCCAGGGACTTATGAATGCTGATGACAGGATCCCGAAGTTTCTGGAAGGTCTAAGAGGTGATAAGGCAAAATGAGAACGAGAACAGGAAGATGCAAGAAGACAAGCAAGTGCATATATGCGACTGAAATATATGGTGAGAAGTGTTGCGGATATTTGCTTGCAACGGGTGAGAAAAGAAACTGCCCTCCCGATAACTGCAACAAGTTCAAGAGCATAAAACAGTTTGAAAGGAGATTTGATAGGTGAAATACTTAGATTTTCTGAAATCTAAAATGGCTATTGCTACCGACAGCGGTTTTGATGTTCCAGACAAGAAAATAAACACGGCACTCAAGCCCCACCAGCGTGACATTGTTAAGTGGGCTGTAAAAGGTGGCAAGCGTGCTGTGTTTGCCAAGTTCGGACTAGGCAAGTCAGTTATACAGCTGGAATGGTGTACACAGGTCATAACTCATGAGGGCGGAAAAGCCCTCATAATATGTCCTCTGGGTGTTAAGCAGGAGTTTGTTCATGACGCTGTTGAGATACTCGGCTATGATGCTCCTGCATACGTTAAAACCATGGCAGAGGTGAGGACGTGTTCAGCTGATATCATGATAACGAACTACGAGAGAGTCCGTGACGGAGATATTGATGTAAAGTATTTCGCCGCTACCTCCCTTGACGAAGCAGCTGTCTTGAGAAGTTTCGGTAGCAAAACCTATCAAGAATTTCTAAAGAAGTTCAACGGCGTTCCATATAAGCTTGTGGCAACCGCAACGCCTGACCCTAACAAGTATAAGGAACTTATCCACTATGCTGGATATCTTGAAATCATGGACACAGGACAGGCTCTGACACGCTTCTTTCAGCGTGACAGCACAAAGGCTAATAACTTGACGTTGTACCCTCACAAGGAAGAAGAGTTTTGGCTATGGGTAAGCTCATGGGCGGTATTTGTTTCAAAGCCGTCAGATGTCAACCCCACATATTCTGACGAGGGATATGATTTGCCTGAGCTAAAAATCAACTATCACAGGCTTGCAGTCAGCAAAGACGAGTTGTCAGTCGATAAGTTCGGCCAGAGCAAACTGTTCGATGAAGCTACAGCTAGTTTGCAGGACGAAGCAAAGATAAAGCGTGAAAGTATATCTCAGCGTGTTGCAGAAGCAGCTAAAATAATAGCTGAAAACCCAGAGGATAGCTTTATTATCTGGCATGACCTTGAAGAAGAACGCCGCGAGATAAATCGACAGATACCAAATGTTGTTGATATCTATGGTTCTATGGACATCGACTTGCGAGAACGAAGAGTTATCGACTTTGCTAACGGCAAAATAAAGCTGTTTGCGACAAAGAAGATACTTTCCGGAAGTGGCTGTAACTTTCAGAAACATTGTCACAGGGCAATATTTATCGGTATCGACTACAAGTTTAATGACTTCATTCAAGCTGTTCACCGCATATATAGGTTTCTGCAAACTGATGAAGTGACAATCGACATAATTTACATGGACGAAGAAGACGAGATAAAAAAGCAGTTGCTTGACAAATGGAAACGTTTCGACTATCAATCTGAGAAAATGGCTGAGATAGTCCGCAAAAACGGCTTGTCAAGCGTTGACAACATCTCTGACAAAATGAAAAGAAGCATAGGAGTGAAAAGAGTGGTAGTAGAGGGCAATCACTACAAATACATAAACAATGACTGCATATGGGAGCTTGAACAAATGCCCGACAACAGCGTCGACGAGATAGTAACTTCAATCCCATTCGGCAATCATTATGAGTACACGCCAAGCTACAATGATCTTGGACACAATGAAGATAATGACAGATTCTTTGAGCAAATGGACTATTTGACGCCTAATCTACTGAGAGTGCTAAAACCTGGCAGAGTAGCTTGCATACACGTTAAGGACAGAATTTTATTTGGCAATGCAACAGGCGACGGAATGCCGACTGTTGACCCGTTCAGCGACTTAACTGTGATGCACTACATGAAACACGGCTTCCGCTATATGGGCAGGATTACAATTACAACTGACGTTGTTCGTGAGAACAATCAGACGTACCGCCTTGGCTGGACAGAACAGTGCAAGGACGGCTCGAAAATGGGAGTGGGTTGTCCAGAATATGTCCTGCTCTTTAGAAAGCTCCCTACAGATACAAGCAAGGCTTATGCAGACACACCTGTTACAAAGAGCAAAGCTGATTACAGCAGAGGACGTTGGCAGATTGACGCTCATGCTTACTGGAGATCCAGCGGTGATAGGCTTGTGACAAAGGACGAACTAAAAGAAGTTTCGGTGAACAAGCTTCAAAAGGTATACACGCAGTTTTCAAAGAGCAATGTTTACAACTATGACGAACACGTTGCCCTGGCAGAAAAGCTTGACAAGGAAAACAAATTACCAGCGTCGTTTATGGTAATCGCCCCTGCAAGCTGGAACGATACAGTCTGGGACGATATCAACCGAATGAGGACGCTCAATGCTGAGCAACGTAGACGTGATATGCAAATGCACGTTTGTCCTTTACAGCTCGATATAATCGAACGCCTTATCACTAGGTACTCCAATGAGGGCGATGTTGTGCTTGACCCATTCGGTGGAATAGGCTCAACTCCTATGACGGCAATTAAAATGGGTCGATATGGAATAGGCATTGAGCTTAACCCCGACTATTTCCGTGACGGCGTAGGATATTGCAAAGCGGAAGAAGATAAGATAGACGTACCAACGTTGTTTGATTTTATGGATAATAAAGAAAAAGCCGCCCCATAGGGCGGCATAAGATTATATTCGATAACGTTTCTTGATAAATGTATAAAGCCCAACGGCAATCGATATTATGAGCAGACCACCAAGGACAGGGACGGTATCAACGAGTTTCACAAAGGCAAATGCAAAAATCTTAATCGTTGACCACAAGGACTGCAGCAGCTGTAACATTTTATCACTCCTTTCTTTAAAATTTTATACATTATAACACCGCAGGATATGATTGTCAATGGGCATAACAAACAAAACGCAGGACTTTCACACATTGAACACAAAAGGAGGAACATATGAGTAAAATAAAAATTTTTAAAGAAATCCTCACAGCAGTTGGTATATGGAGTTTGGTCGGCCTATCATGGCAAATACTTGAGATTTTAATGTATGGAGAAGTACAGCCACGAGGTGTAGACACAATCGTTACCGCTGTACTGAGTCTATCTATATATATAAACTTAGAGATGTTGGAGTGATAACATGGGTAACAACAAATTCTGCACCAGCTGCAAATATTTTGAGAAATCACCTGACAACTGCGGCAGGAAGAACGGAAAATACGGGCTGTGCAAGTATGGCGTGAGACAGGGACTTTGCCCGAGAGTAGTCAACTATCAGCACCCTATTTGCGAAGTCTTCAAGGACAAGATAGAAGCTGTGAAATGCAGTGCTGCTACAACACTCTGTTGGTATTGCAAACACGCAGTGCCAAAGAGGGACAAGCTGACAGGTGAACAAATAACAGGGTGCAGTTGGTCGATGAACAGACAGCCTGTTGACGGCTGGAAAACGCATCAGCACAGAATGTACGAGGCTCAAAAGGGCGGCACGTTGCATTCGTATACAGTAACTGAGTGCCCTGAGTTTGAGAAGGGATAAAAAATGGTTGAAATCAAATTAAAACCTGGAATGAAATTTAAATACAAAGGTATAGATTTTATATGTCTCGACATTATCAACGGTAACTACTTAGCGATAACGGCTAAGTGTTGGTGCATAAAGCGTTTTAACGAAAAATACGAAGACGGCTGCAACAATTGGAGAAAATCAACTCTTCGCCGTTTTCTTAACGAAGATGTACTCGAAGAACATTTTAACACGGAACATCTTATGAAGCAAACGTCTGACCTTGTCGCCGATAACGGTGACAAAGCTTACGGCACTTGTGAAGATTATATAACGCTGCTCACTTGCGACCAGTACCGCAAGTATAGAGATTATGTGCCGCTCTTTGAAGAATGTATGTGGACGCTTACTCCGTGGAGGTGCGACACTGGCTACGCTAACATCGTGCGTAGCGTCCACCCGGCAGGAGCTGTCTACGACATCACTGCGAACTACAGTGGCGGGCTCGCCCCGGTTTGTTTATTTAATTCACAGGCACTTAGGGCTGAATATTCCGGTGTCAGATTGGTGGGGGTAGAATGACAAAAATCAAACCCGAATACATTTTCCCACTGTTGCTGATTTTGCTGGACGTGGGAGCGGCGGTTATATACGCTGTGCAAAAGGACTACAAAAAAGCCGTCTACTGGTTAGCGGCGGCTGTGTTGAATGTGACAGTAACTTTTTAGGAGGTATAGCAAATGGCAAAATACATTGACGCAGACAATCTGATTAACGAACTATCAGCGGCGTGTATGCCGATATACGAAAAGGGCATAACAGGCATTCTGGGTGATAACAGCAGTATCGCTGATATAATCAACGAACAACCTACTGCAGACGTGCAGGAGGTGAAGCGTGGGTATTGGA